ACATCGCCGATCTGAAGGATCAGGTGGCCGAATCGAACCGCACCGCCGCGTTCTGGGCCGAGAAGGCCCGCGAAGCGAGCGCAGCGCCCGCGCAGCCCGCCGCTGCGCCGCCCGAGCCGGAAGACGACACGGACGTTCTCGAAGCCATCACCACCAACGGGGCGAAGGGCTTCGACGATCTCGCCGCGAAACGCGGATTCGTGCGCCGCGCCGACGTTCAGGCCATGATCGACGAGCGCACGGCGAGCGTCACGAAAGAGCAGGAACTTCTGAACCGCTACCCGGACCTCACCAACAAGAGCACGGATTTTTTCAAGGCGACCGCGTCGCATTACGGCGAACTGGTCAGGAGCGGAACGCCCGCGAGGGTCGCGATGGAGATCGCAGCCGAGAAAACGGAACTCGAATTTATGCGCGCGGGCAAGCTCGCTGCCGGTGGTAAGGGCGACCGGGAGGCCGAGCGTCTGGCGCATATCGCCGCGCAGTCGGGAGGCGCGGGGCCGCGCCGTCCGGCTGCCGACGAAACCGACGAAGACACGCTCACGGCCGAGCAGAAGCACATCGCCGCCATGATGGGCATTTCCGAGGAAGCCTATCTGAAGCGCGCCAAAGCGGGCGTGCGCATGGGCGGCAAGCCAGGGGGTAACAGGTGAGCACGAAAAAGCGCAAGGCCTTCGATCCGGCCGAGGCGGCGAATGCGCGCGTGCTCGAAGGCATTCGCCAGCGCGCCGAGGAAAAAGAAAACCAGAAGGCCTTCGCCGCCGATATCGGGCTCGATCCGAAGCCGCAGCCGAAGCCCGAGGCGAAGACCGCCGCCGAATTTCTCGCCGACGAATGGGATCGCGCCTCGTTCGGCGATCCGCCCGAGACGTACACGCGCGTCGTGTACGGCCCCGATCCTTTACTGAGATCGTGCCCCGAGATGAAAGCCCGCATCGAGGCGATCGGGCTCGAAGCCTACGCCCACGCGACCGCCGAGGCGATTCGCCTCAAGGGCGAGAATGCCGTCCCTGATCCTCATATGCGGTTCGCGCTTGGCGGCGCCATCAAAACTTTCGGCCTCGAATCCGTCGCCGCGGCCTTCGTCGAGCGCATCATGAAGATCCCGCGCCGCGAAGTGCAGATCGAGACGGATCGCGAAGATCCGCTGATACTCGCGCGGCCTCTTGAGGAAGCCGTCGAAAAGTACGGCAATCCGGGCATGGCGCCCAAATTTCTCTCGCCGCTGTGCATCGAGCGTTTCGGGATGCGCGGCTACGTTGTCGTGACGAAGCCGAACGGCGATCCCGTGAAGGTCGGGACGCTCATCATGGCCGAGATCCCGAAGGCGATGGCCGAACGCCGGCTGCGCCACTACGCGGAGATGTCGAACAAACAGGTGCGCGAGATCGAATCCGGCTTCAACGATGTGGCCGAGCGCCATATCGGCGAGACGAGCGGATTCGCCACGCTGCGCACGGGCGAAAACGTCAGTTCGAGCGCGGCGGGCGACTTCGCCGACGATCCCGAACTGACAAGGTCTTATCTCGGACGCAACCGCGAAGCGGGCTTCCGACTCGACAGGGAGGCTTAAATTGGCAAACCCCAACAGTCCTTTCGGCTTCCGGCCCGTCATACGGGCGGGCGGAGCGCCGTTTGCGATCGCCGAATACGCAAAGCAGGCGACCGACACAAATCCGATCTGGGCCTTTGACCTGGTCGGCAAGATCACGGGCGGCACGCCGCCCCCGCTGCCGGAAAACACGATCTACACGGTTCCCCGCATCCAGGACGGCACGTTGCTCACCCCAGGAACTTCGCTCTGGCTCGGGGCCTCGCTCGCGTACGGCGCGGCTTCCGTCGCGACGATCCACCCGATCACGCCCGAGATCGACGTACTCTACATCGCGCAGGTATCAGGCGCGACGGCGATCACCAACGCGGCGCACGCGGGGCTCAACGCGAACGTGCTTAACTCGGCGGGCAACAACACATCGAAGATGAGCCAGATGCAGGTCAACAGCACCGGAATCGCGGTAACGGCGGGCCTCGATCTCCGCATTCTTCGCGTGGCGATGATCACGCCGAACGTCGAAGGCGCGAACGCCATCGTCGAAGTTTTCATTTCCAAACACGCGAACGCGCCGGGATCGGCGGGCTCGTAGGAGGCATCCACTATGTTCATCAGAACGCTATACCCGGACCTCTACTTACAATCGATGCTCCCGGCCATCGATGAGGTCGTGCAAATGAAGTACAGCCGCTTTCCCGAGGAATTTTCCTCTGTGTTCCGCATGGAAACGTCTTCGCGCTCGATCGAACAGACGACGGAAATCACCGGCTTCGGGCAGATGGCCGTCATTCCTGAAGGCGAGAACACCCGCTATGACGAGGCGCTTCCGGCCTTCAACCGCACCTATGTCCATGCTCAGTACTCGCTCGGCTTCAAATGCACGCGCGTCGCGACGGATGACGATCGTTTCGGCGTCGTTCGCAAACTGAGCGGCGAACTCGGCCGCAGCGCATCGGAAACGAAAGAAGTCGTGGCGGCGCAGGTGTTCAACAACGGGTTTCTGGTGGCGAACGGGCCCGATGGCGTGCCGCTGTTTTCGACCGCGCACCCGCTGATCGGCGGCGGCGCGCTCTCGAACAAGCTCTCGTATCCGACCGATCCCGACGTGACGAGTATGCAGCTTGCGCTGACGGCGATGCGCCAGCAGACCGATCACCGCGGGAAGCTGCAGCGCATTCCGCCCCGCAAGGCGATCTTCCCGCCGAACCTCGAATTTGTGGCCGCCGAATTACTCGGAGGCCCCGACTGGAGGCCGGATACCGCGAACAGAACCATCAATGCGTTCCGGAGACGTAGCGGTATGCCATCGTTCGATTCATGGATGGTCTGGGATTATCTTTCCGACCCCCATGCGTGGTTCATCGAGGCCGACGTCGAGGATACGGAACTGCGCTTCTACTGGCGCGAACGCTTTAACACTGTCCACGATATCGACTTCGATTCGAGATCGACGAAGACGGCGGGCTGGATGCGCCTGTCCGTTGGGTTCAACGGTCCATACGGCATTTACGGGATTCCGTCAAGCTAGGCGCTAAGTTATGACCACGCAGAAAACGAGTTTCGGCCCGACCGTCATCACGCTGCGCGGCGGCGGCGCGAAGGGCCACGATCAGCTTACGGTGGGCGCGGGCACACAGGTCGGGCTCGACATTCAGATCCCGACGACGCAATCGGTTCCCGCGTTCCAGATCACGCAGCCCGATGGCACGGTGATTTATGCGATCGGCGGCTCGCCGACCGTGCAGGCGGCGGGCGCGGTCCCGATCACGGGCGGCAACTACGTCATCACGGCGGGCTCGGCGCAGGCGCTTACGCTCGCGGCTCCCACACAGAACGGAACGACCATCACGATCAAAAGCGCGACGGCGTTCGCCCATACGCTCACGGCGACGGGCCTGCTGCAGACGGGCGCCGCGGCGGTGAACGTGGCGACCTTCGCGGCCTTCGCGGGCGCGGGGCTCACCCTTCAGGCGTACAACGGCAAATGGATGGTGATGTCGTCGGTGGGCATTACCTTCAGCTAAATGGCGATTCAGCAAAAGACGCTTCCGGCGACGATCGCGGCTGGACAGGCCCTCTCGAACGCGATCCTCGTGGGCGATTTCACGCTCTGCGGGCTCTATATCCCCGCAGGCTGGACGGGCACGGGCGCGATCACCTGGCAGACGTCATTTGACGGCGGCAACACTTTCGTCGAACTGAACGACTCGACGGGCGCGGCCGTTTCGCTTCCCGCAACCACGGCGGCGGGCACGTACTACGCGCTCGATCTCCGCAATCCGAATCTGGCGGGTCTGACGCTCGTGAAGCTCCGCAGCGGGACCGTAGGCGCTCCCGTGAATCAGGCCTCTCAGATGATCCTTCAGGTCATCACGCGGCGTTTCAACCCCGCCGCGCCGTAAACCATGAGCAAATGGGGCGAGTTGCGGCTGCTTCTGCAGACGAGCGTACCAGGCCTCTCGCTCGATCTGTGCGATGAATGGCTGAACGAGCGTTACAAATCCGTGCTCTCGACGACGGACTGGTACGGGCTGAAAAACCATTCCGTCATTCAGACCGTCGCGGCGCACCAGTCGGCGGCGACCGAATCCGTCACGCTGACGGTCGGCTCGGCGAGCGTCGCGGGCGCCGGAACCAACTGGACCGATCCGGGCGTGACGGGCCGGATGTTCTTCCGTCCGGGCGATAACGTCGTCTATACCGTAGCGGCGCTGCTCTCGCCGATGTCACTCACGCTCGACCGCCCCTACGAGGGCGTCGCGGGCAATAACGCGCCCGCAACCGTCTACGCCGGCGCGGCCTATACGTTCATGACGGACATTTACGCGCTGCCGGCCGACGCCCGCGCGCCCGTCACGATCATTAATCCCGTCACCGCGAACCCGATGGGAGAACTGACGAAGGATCAGCTCGATTTTTCGGCCGGCACGCGCGCCACGGTGGGCGATCCGTGGGTGTTCGCGATCTTCGACGACACGAGCGAAAACCTGACGCTTGCGGGCGGCGCTCCCGCGCCTGTCCTTCATCAGGTGCAGTTCTACCGGCCGCCGCTTTATTCACGCGGCTATGCGCTCGAATACCTGCGGGAAGCGAACTACTTCGACGGAACGAACACGGGCGCCTCGCCGCTGCCGTTCGTCACCGATACGGTCATCCTCGCCGGGGCGCGCGCCGATGCGTGGCTGCATCTCGGCAATCTGCCGAAGGCGGCGGGATACGCGGCGCAGTTCAGCCAGGAACTCGGCCGGATGCTGCTTCTTGAGCACGCGCAGCGCCGGAAAACGAGCGCGCTGCACATGGACCCGCGGTTTACGCGGCACCGCCTTGCGCGCCTCGACCGGCAGTGGGGCCGCGGGTGGGGGCCGGGCCAGGGCGGCCCGTCCTAATGCCGCGGCGTCTGCCCTGGAATTATCCCCGACCGACCCCGCGGGCGGCGCCGTCTCAGCTCGTCCTCAATGCGAGCACGGGAACAGGCAAGCAGTTCATCGCCAATCCGACTACCGATAACTTTGGTTTGGCGAACAACGCCTCGGACGGCGCGGCGCTCGGCCTTCCGGCCGCTCCGGCGACTGCGCACACGGGCGTCGCGTTCACCCTGCAGTCGTCGCCTCCGGGCTTCTCGGCGCTCTCGTGGAACGGGATCAGTTTTCTCGATGCGCCGAACCGCGGCCCGCAGGCGATCGAGGTCTTTTCCGTTGACGGTTCGGGCAATCAGACGCGCCTCAGTCTCACCGTCACCGGCACGACGGTATCGGCGAACACGGTCACGACGCACTATGCCTGGGGCTCGATCTCGGCCACGTACGCGGCGTCAGGCGACGATCTCGATATCACGATCGTCCTGACCAACGCGCAGGCCGCGGGGAACGCGATTTACCGCTACTGGCTGTATCCGCTCGCGCTCGCGCTGCCCTCGAATCCGGCCGATACCTCGAACACTTTCGCGTTTTCGGTCGATACGCCCGCCAGCGCGTACAAGGAATTCACGCAGGGCGCCATCGCGTTCCTCAACAACAACGTCGCGCAGCAAATGGGGCTCGGCTGGTGGCAGGTCACTTCACCGCCCGCAAATCGCTGGTTCACGATGCTCTACGTCGATCCGACGCAGAACGGGATGGATCCGAACTGGCCGGCGACGACGAACCCCGTGGCGGCGGGTTCGAGCGTGACGATGAACCTCATCATCCGTTTCGCGACCGCGGGCAACTACCAGCAGACGCTTACGCAATCGCTCGCAACGGCCTTTACGACGGCGTGGCCGCAGACGAACGCGCGGCCCGCGCTGAAGCCTCTCGCGCGGCTTTCGTTCACGGGCAGTTTCCGGCCTTTTGTTTCCGTTACGAATCCGCGCGGCTGGTTCAACGACGCGACGATCGACGTAACGACGCCCTCGGGCGTGACGGCCTTTCAGACGCGGCTGCTTGCGGCGGCGGATCAGGCGATTACGGAAATTCAGCGCATCGGGGCGCAGGGCGCAATCGTCTGGGACATCGAGGGTCAGGAGTCGGACCAGAGCTATATCGGCGATCCTTCGCAGGCCGAAACCCTCGCGCCGGAGCTTGTCGGCGTCCTCGATGCGTTCGTGGCGAAATTCGCCGCGAAAAGCATCCCTATCGGGTTCACGCTCAGGCCTCAGAGCGCCGTCGTGTCCACCGGCTTTCTCTCGAACATCGGGACCGCCGTAACGATTAACTCGATCACGACGGGCGCGGGATTCCCGGCCAACGGCGCGGGCGTTCC